CAGGTCATCAAAGCAAGAAAAATCAAACGTATAAGAATTAGTTACGCGCTTGCGGTAAAAGATGCGCCCTTGGAAAAGTTCAATCTCCGGATCTGTATCCTTTTCACGATAGAAAAGGTAGATGAAGCCGCCGATTTTCAAATCAAGCGGCACAAACACCTTATCTTTGTCAGGCGTGTTGTATGCGATGGAAAACTCCAACTTGCGGGCGGCCTGCTGACTGTCCCCGGACCATGCGAGTTTCTGCACATAGTTGGTGATGTCAAAGTTGTTTTTCGGTTCAGCCCCCTTGCTGTCTTTTCGGGCTTTTGTCTCTTTTTCAGTTTCAGGCGGGTCGCTGTAGCGAATGCTTAACATGTCTATCCCTCCTAGAACTTATACAAACTCTTGCCGCCAGTCCGGACCGCATTAGCAACTGTAGTGAGTACCGTGCCGGCAGGAATGCCGCCGGATTTCACCATACTCTTATACAGGCCAATGGCCCGCTTCCCCTGGTTTATAATGCTCGTAGTCTTCTGGAAAGCCTTCTGCGCATTATCCAGCGCGTGCATAGCCCCTAGGCATGTGGTTTCCTTGCTTTCGCCAGTCTCGGCGACACGGCTTTTTAGGCCCGTCGTATCACTAAGTACATCCGCCTGGGGCATAATGTAGCGGTATTCTTTCAGGGACAAGCTGAAATACACATCGCCGCTGCCATCTTTTTCTTTATAAACAAACTCGTCAATCGTGACTGGCAGGCTGACATCCGTCCCCGTGATACTGATGCGGCACGGCTGGCCACTTTCCGCCATTTGTTTTACTTTGCCCACCAGTTCATACGGGCTGCCCGCCATCACTGTTTGCAGGAAGTTGTAATCCTGGGCAGGGAAGAACGATGAAAATTTCATCGTAGCAAGGCCGCGCTTCCCAATCATATTGACTTCGCCCAAATTGTTGATGTTGACCGTGCTGTTATTGTACGGGTTCACCACCTCGAAATCAGGCGGGCTGACCGGGAAGGCGACACTGCTGCCGCCACCGGACAACGTAAATACACAACCGTCTCCGCCATTACCGCCGAGCGCTCCAAGAACGCTCCCCAGTATGCTGGAAGCGGTACTCATAAAGCTCAGAAAACTACTCATCAGATCGCCCCCACAGTCGAATTAATGGCTTCCTTTTCCATTTCATAATGGATTTGTTCAGCCACTTTTCTGGCAAATTCTCGAATGTCCGAGCCGTTGTTTATCGTTACTCCACTGATGTTAACGGTAATTCCTCCACCGGTTCTGAGGTTCCCGGAAGATGCGCCCATGTTGTATGCGTTCCTCATGGACTGGCTATGCGGAATAACCTGTGCCCCGGACGGAAGATTGATGATTTCAGCGCCGCGGTCATTGACTACGGCTGCGCCACCTTGCCAGTCGGTAGTACCGTTGTACAAGTATGGGATATTCAATCCGAAATGGCTGCCGCCGTATTTCGGCACCCAGCTAGGGATATCAACCGAAATGGAGTTAATGCCACCAATCACGCCGTTAATGGCTGCCTTGATGCCTTGGAGAATGCCGTCACAAATCCCTTGAATGCCGCCAAATATGCTGCTGAAAATATCAACGACACCTTGCCATGCCATGGACCAATCACCAGTGAAAACCCCTGTAATAAATTCAATCAGCCCGCTGAAAACGCCCAGAGCGGCCGTGACAATCGAGCCAAGGATATTAAACGCTGCCGTGACAGCACCAGTGATGACACTGGAGACGATAACAAAGGCCGCATAGAGCTGGCCTCCGATTGCTCCGGCAAGCACATCAGATAACATATTCAGCACTCTGAAAACGCCGGTCCCTTGCTGAAATGCATGGGTAAGAGTTTGCCAAACTGTTTGTAATTTTGAAATTGCCGGTTGGATCATATTCACTGCGGCATCGAAAGCGCTCTTGATCTGCGCCCAAAGCCGCTGGAAGAACGGACCAATGCGGTCCCAGTTCCTATAGATGAGGAAGGCCGCTGCCGCAATGGCAGCAATCACAATGCCCCATGGGCCCAGCATGGCAACGGATGCTGTACGCAACATGGTGAACCCCCGCATCACGCCCTGAACTGCGAACTGCAAGGCCTTGTTACTGATGGTTCCGCCCTTCATGACCGTGCCAATCTGGCCATATACCTTGGCCATGTTACCGCCAATGGTAATGGCCTTGCCGGCGGCAATAGTAAAGCCTGTAAGGGCAACGAATGCACCAGCTATCTGGACAATCATGGTTTTGGTCTCCGGAGACAGATTCGTAAGAGCATCCGCCAGTGCTTTAATCCCACCGGCAGCCCATTGAATTGTCGGCGCTAAAGCAGAGCCAAAGGATAACCCCAATGCTTCCACCGAGCCCATGAGGGAATCGATTGAACCTTTAAGCGTCTTCTGCATAGTCAAGTATGCCTGATGGCTGCTGCCGGCACTGTTGTTGATGGCATCTGCTGCCTGCTTATATGCTTCCGGGCTGGTCTTAATCAAGGATAACAGCCCACTGTAAGCGTCTTCGCCAGCGATGGCTTTGGCCATGGCGACCTGTTCCGTGTTAGACATGCCGGACATGGCCGTCCGCATCTGGCCGATGACGTTTTCCAGGCCAACGAAATTGCCGCTTGCGTCCTTAATCTTTAGCCCCATCTGTTCGATGGCAGCGGCAGCATCTTTTGGAGGAGATGCCAGACGGCTCATCATGGAACGCAGGCCGGTACCAATCGAGCTGGCTTCAATACCATTATTCGACATAACCGCCATGGCCGTGCCCAATTCCTCGATGCTGACGCCAAGTGCGGCAGCCGGAGCGCCTGCATATTGCATAGCAAGGCCAAAATCCTGCATACCTAATTTGGATGCATTGGCCGCCGCCTGGATAACGTCTGCCACATGAGTGGTGTTGGCTGCCACATCTCCTGTCGTCAGGCTCCAAATGGAAAGTGCAGAGGTTACCACGTCAGACGTAGTTGCCAGGTCTTCTCCGGATGCAATGGAAGCCTCAATAATCCCCGGCATGGCTGCAATAGACTGGGAGGCATTGAAGCCGCCCGCTGCCAGCCTATCCATGCCTTCTGCTGCTTCCTGGGCACTGATAGGGAAATCAGCCCCCATCTTGGAAGCCGCTTCACGCATCTGCTCCAGTTCTTCCGTAGTCGCGCCCGCTTTTACGCCTGCCGCCGTGATGGTCTGGTCGAAACTCATGAATGTTTTTACGCTTGCCGCGCCAAGGGCCGTGATTCCCGCTGCCGCTGGGAGCATTGCTTCGCCTAAATTGCTGACATTCTTCCCCGCTTTGGCAATGTCGCGCCCCATGCGCTGATTAGCTTTGCCAGTTTCTTCCATGCTATTCCGGATTCTTGCCAAACCGCTTGTGACATTGTCCTGGAGTCTCATGATGACATCAATAATTTCGGCCATACGTTAACCTCCTTTCACTTTATTCTCTATTTCTTCTCGGGCGTGTTCTTCGCCTTCGATTTCTTTCAACATGAAAGCCCGGAGAACTACACGCTCGCCCGGGTCCATTGCATACCACTCCGACGGCTTCACGCCATGCCTGACATAGTGCCAGTACATGGTCTGTACATCCCCGTCGGAATCTATCAGTTTTTTACTTCTTCAACCTTTGCAGCACCCTGTTCACCACCGAACCCGCAGAGTTCCGTAATCTGTTCAGCAATGTCAGCAATTTCACCGGCATTAAACAGTTTTTCAAACAGATCTTTTCGGGTCCCGGCTCCGTAATGTTTGAGGACTTCTCTGTTGTCGAAATCCTTGTTGGTAATGCCATCAACGAGCAGCATGATCTGCAACTTGTAGGTATCAGCGCCTACAGGCTTATTGTTCCGATCAAACTTAACTGCGCCGTCCTGGATCTCTCTTACGCGTCGGGACGGAATCTGGCACAGATGAAGTAAAAACGGCTCACCGATAATGCCGGAAAGCCGCTTTACTTCAAAATCTTTAGTTGCCTTTTTCATTACCTTGCCAGCATCAGCTGCAAGTAACGCTTCTGCTAAATTCATATACTCCCTTGCCTTTCTTATTCAGATGCACGGTCCAGAATATCAAAGTCTGTGAACGTGAAATCATAGCTATCTTCGGTCAATTTTTTGGCTTCCCAATCCATGAGCGTTAATTTATCAAAAGTAGCGTCACGGATGCAGACGCGTTCATCGCCGATGGCGTCCGGATCAGACAGCTTTGCAATGATGGTGCATACGGTCTGATGGCCATTTTTAATATTGTCCGCCATTTTATCAATCATGTAGGAAGAGATGTGGTTCATCTTGATTTTGCCTTTCCCTTCCCAACCGGTTGTCTTGTACTGCTTGCCGCGCTTTTTCACCTGATTGACTTCTTCTTTTACCAGATTTACTTCCGCCTGGAAGGCTGTTACCTGGGCCATGTAGTCGGAATCAATCCAGACTTCGCCCTCGGTACCACTCATTACCTGCTGAGCTACCATAGAATCTGCCATGTTTCAACACCTCCTTA